GTACCTGATGCAGTAAATGCTAAGGTGCCATTGCCTTTGATGTAGCCAGTTAAAGTCGATGCACCCGTACCACCATCAGCAACCGCTAAATCAGTAATGCCCGCAACTGAGCCACCAGTAATGGATACGTTGTTGGAGTTTTGCACGCTCATCGTGCCTAACTGAAGGTTATCACGAGCGGTAGATGGAGATACCAAGTCAGCCAAGTTAGCAGCCTTAGTCAGTTTCTCACTGTCCAGCTCATCAATTGCAGCCTGCACGTTGGTAGCTGCCACGTTGCCCGTAGCCGTGTAGGTAATCTGCACAGCAGAGTAATCACCGCTTGCTGCCGTAACCACACCGAGGCGACCAAACACCGAGGCCACAGCATCCGTGTTATCAACCTTTTCCCATGCGGTGCCGTTGCTGATAATCCAGTCACCCACCTCAAAGCTAATGGAAAACTGCGTACCTGCTACCGACACAACGTAGTAATCACCTTGGGTTGTGGATGCAGGTGGGTTAGCCAATGCGGGGTTGTTGGTGCTGGCATTCCATGTGCCCATGTAAGACAACTGACCAAGCACGCTATCTGGAATTTGCGTCAGTGGCACTTTACCACCTGCATCAAGCGTAGCCACACCGTTAGCGTTGGCTTTCTCAATTGCAGGTATCTTAGCCGCAAGGTCAGTAACAAGATTGGTTACTTGAGACTGAGCAATCTGGATGTTGTTAGCCGAAATGCTCGTAACACGACCTTTGCTATCAACCGTGGTGGTAGAGGAGCTGGATACGCTGCCATAGGTGCCAGCAGCTACGTTGGTGGTGGTAAGTGTCGGGTTGGGGTAAGTGCCCGTTAAATCGCCACCAGCAGCACCCGTAGGGGTACGCGAATCAGTAAAGCGTGGGTCATCACCAGCCGCAACCGTGTTGGCAGTAGTGCCTACGTTAAGCGTAGAGGAATTGCCCAAGCCCGTAATGTCTGTGTTGGGTATGGTGCCCAAAGCAGTAAAAGCCAAGGTGCCGCTACCTTTGATGTACCCAGTCAACGTGGATGCACCTGTACCACCGTCTGCCACAGCCAGATCGGTGATGCCAGTGATGTTACCACCCGTGATGGATACCGTGTTGGAGTTCTGCGTAGCAATTGTACCAAGACCCAAGTTGGTGCGGGCATCGGGTGCGGTAGAGGCACCCGTACCACCGTCTGCAATGGCAAGGTCAGTGATACCCGTAATGTTACCACCCGTGATCGAGATGGTACTAGCATTCTGAGTGCTCATCGTACCAAGGCCCGTAATGTCGGTATTTGGTATTGTACCTGATGCCGTCAATGCTGAGGTGCCGTTACCCTTCACATACCCCGTAAGCGTAGATGCGCCAGTACCACCATCAGACACAGCTAAGTCAGTAATGCCAGTAATGTTACCGCCCGTAATGGCGACAGCGTTAGCATTCTGAGTCGCAATTGTACCCAAGCCCGTAATGTCGGTGTTGGGTATGGTAGCCGATGCGGTCAAAGCAGAGGTACCATTACCTTTAACATACCCCGTAAGGGTTGAAGCACCTGTGCCACCATCAGCCACTGCTAGATCAGTGATACCCGTAATGTTGCCACCCGTAATTGCTACGGTGTTGGCATTCTGCACACTCATCGTACCCAGCCCCGTAATGTCCGTGCTAGGCACCGTAGGTGATGCCGTAAAGGTAGCTGCACCGTTACCCTTAACATACCCAGTAAGGCTAGTAGCATTTGTACCACCTTTGCTGACTGGCAACGTACCATTAACAAACCCAACACCATTTGCGATGGTGTTAAGGTTGTCCGTGTTGGTGAGGAAATTCATAGGGGCAACTAATGCCCCATTGCTGGTGGTAGCCGTAACAGATTGATTAAGAGGAGTAGATGGGATGCTCATGTTAAGAAGGTAGAGAGAAGCCAATTTGATCGGAGGCAACAGAGATAGCGTTGGTGTTGCCCACGGTGACAATGTAAGTCCAAGAACCCGTTGTCGTATCGTAGGTAGCAGGCACGCCTTGTTTGGTCACGGTATCCAACACCCATTGATACGGGTTGGTTGAAGCGTTGTAATCGTAAGGACGCACCACAAACGGCACGTTCTGAGCAACTGTGGATGATTTACGGATGAAGTTAGCCACAACGTCATTGGGAAACTGACATTGTACCGTACAACCCACAGGATAGGTATCACTACTCGTGGTAAGACCACCAAGCAATGTCGTGCTCACCGCATTTGATGCCAACCCAACAATCAAAGGCCGAGCAAAGAAGTATTGGGTAAATGCAACCACTGGTGGGATAGGAGTAAGGCTTTCCAAGCTGTAATTCAACGCACGCAACAGCACAGGCGATTGATAGAAAGGCATGACGTTGCCATTGGTATCAATGATTTCTACGTTAATCACGCTCTGGCATTCAAGAAAATTACCACGCTTAACACCGTTCATGCGTATCAATTCCATTGCCGTAGATGAGATAAGCCGCAAGTAGCCTTGATAACCAGCATACGGTGATACAATCGCTGTAAAGGTCGTGGTCTGCAATGGCACCACGCGAGCAATCGTAACCATCAAGAACTGCCGTGCCGTAGATGTGCCTTCCGTAAGCACCAAGGAAGTAATGGTGCAGTCTGGCACTAGTAATTTACCATTAAAGATGATGGTCGCAACTGCCCCAACTGCACGGTAGGCAATCAAGAACTGCCCATCACCCTGCCTGCTGACATCCACACCACCGCTTGCAATGATGCTAGAATTGGAATTAAGGGCATTTTGAAGACCCGGGGCATCAATGTCCCACCGCAAGGTAATCGGGTCTGTGGCTCCAACCGTTAGGCTAAAGACACCGTTGGTTTGGGCTGATGACACATCACCAATCGTTACCCGTAGGACGTTGGTTGTTGGGTCAATGTTGGTATCAATAGCCCCATTGGTGGTAAAAAAGAATTTATGCTCAGTTTGTGAACCTACCGTCAGCACCGGAAACGGCGCAGGTAAAGTGTTCAGCAGGCTAACCGTGCGGGCACGGGCAAGATCAGTGGCAGATGTGTTGATGAAATGGTTCATGGTTTTTCAGATGGGGTTATTCCAAGGTCAGGAATGAATTTATTCAAGGCTTCCCTTCGTTTAGCGCAAGGTTCACAGCCTACCAGATTTGTCTTAAAAATAGCATCACTAGCACGAGCAATCGGTTGTGCTACGCTAGATACCAAATCACCAAGCCCATACATACACCTGCCGTATTGTCGCCACTTAGGACTAGGCAAAGGACAAATGCTGCATTTATCCCCATAATGATTCATGTTATGCTGTTGAACACATGGGGTTAAACATTTTTTACAAATATCACGCCTTATCAAATAAAGCCCTTTAGGTATGTTCATGTTCCAGATGGTTCTACATCAGTAATTACAATTGAACCGTTTGTTGATGGTTCAAGAACGGTGTAAACAGGAGTTTCAGTATCAACATGGTTCCAAGTATATGTTCTTGGCGTACTTCCTTCCATCCAAGTTATCTGAAAAGTTGTAAATCCTGTAAGATTAGGAAGGGTAAATTTATACTTAAACCGCATGATGGAATAAGTAAGTTCGTCAGATTCCAAATCTCTAAAAGCCATGCAAGTTCCATCCCATGTGTTAGGATAAGAAGGCAGTATGGCTATGGTTGCAGCAAAAAGATCATCAGTTGTGTATTCCTCGGACAATGTAGCGACAACCGTTCCAGCATATTTGAAGCTAGGGTATTCCGAATAACAGATTTCATCTCCAACAAATGTTTCGGTTGTTGATGTAACAACAGGGACACATTCGGCTGCATAACAAGGCACCAATGCTTCGCTCCATCCCGCAACATAAGTTCCATTAACAGTTATTGAATCAACTATCAATGAACCGTAATAATCGTATTGTTGCGACCCGCCGAAAGCATTTTCGCCAGTATATTCAACATCACCTGAACAATCCGTGCTAGTAGAAGAATAACTGTATTCATACATTGTTCCAGTTGGAGCCAATTTACGATAAATTTTAGGAGGAGAAGAAACGTGGCCGGGCCATTCAACAAATCCATATTTGTAGCCAACCGCTGAAATTGAATCACAAAGTAATTGTGGCTGATTTGCCGAATAAAGAACAACCGAACCTGTTCCAGTTCCACAAGAATTTGTGGCAAAAAGTTCTATATTGTAATCAATATCACTTCCAACAGTTCCATATATTTGACCAGTGGTATTATTAAATGACGCCCAAGAAGGCAAATTAATACAAGCAAAAGAAGTAGGCGAATTTGTAGCCGTTATGTAATAAGAAAAATAATCACCAACAAAAACAATGACTTTGCTGGCACTTGTTATTGATGGCGATGGGCCAGTAACAACAAAAGAAACGCCTTTGTTTGGGCTAGTTCCACAGGAATTAGTTGCCGTAATTCCTATATTTACAGTTCCACACGAGGTTATTGCACCACTGATAAGACCAGTTGATGTGTTTATTGTTAATCCTGTTGGCAAACCCGTAGCCGCAAAACTGGTTGGATTACCAGATGCAGTTATTTGATATTCAAAATAAACATTTATCGTTTCAGCTATTGGCCCTAATTCACTCGTTATCGCTGGTGCTGGACAAGGCACATCAGCAGCACAACTATCACACGTTGGGCATCCTTTGGCTGGGGCTTTAATGTAAATAGCCATTAGTACGGGTCACTAGCTAAAATAAGCATTTTTTTGGCTACTCCACTGGAACACACATCAATTTCTTTTATGCCCATGTTTTGAGTAATGTTATTAAAATTCATAACAATTTTTTTACTTAAAACATTATTGGTAAAAGACACACTGTTTGTATTATCAATATCTACTGATTTCAAAAGAGTAGAATTAGGGTCGCTTTGATCTAAATAATACCTAAAATGAAGTTCGTTAAGTTGCGTAGTTAAATTTTGACCATTTGCAGCAGGTTGAATCCCAATTCGTATTCTGCCTCTTGGCTTTCTTGATATGGTGGTACTGGTGCCCGGCACTTTGAGTTTCTTTTCAGGGCTGCTAACCATTTTGATATTGATGCCTGAAGCTGCTTCAATCGAGGCAATCAACTGCACCAATTCATTATGTTTCTCTGCCATTTCAGCAAAGGCAGAAGGTACTTTACCTATTCTGAGATGACTTAGATCGGGCATAAATTAAATGGCTTTAACAAACCTGCGTTGCCGTTCCCAAATGCTGCCATACCAAAGACTCAGAACTGAATCTTGTGATTCAATGGAATAAGAATTAACATTACCTGAATCTGTTGTAACATTACTTTTGTAAGCTGCTAAAGTAGGTGAAGTAGCCACTATACCAAACCCACCATCGCTAAGGTACTCAGCAACAAATTGACCTGACGTGGTTGTGCTTCCATAACCCCACGGTGTTTGGTAAAGGTAACGTGTGCCAAACTTAACTGGAATTTGGTCAACTTGGGTAATGGGATAACTCGTTGTGCCGTCACCAGCCGTGGTGGGTGGCACCGTGGCATAAGGAGCGGTGTTTCCTGCCACTAATTGAGCACGCCAAGCATAAAGGCTGGTAGATGTCCCTGCGTAGGTCGGATTGCCTGTAACGCCAAGCAAACGTACCTGTAATTGATTTGGGGAGGATGCTGCCGTGCCAGTCACATTGATGCGCCACCAACCATCACCCACGCTGGCAATACCCCAGCCGTTGCCGTAGATGTATTGGTCAGACAGTGGTTGGCCGATAGCCAAATCAACAGACACGTTGGCAAAGGTGCCTTGACCCCCGTTGTAAAGGCCAACGTCAACTCGGCTATTGTCCCCTGCTTTGACGAACACGCTGCCAGTAATTAAACCCGTTGCCGTGTTAGCACTTTGGCTAACGTAATGCTGACTGTTGCCCGTGGTATCGGTAATGCGGGCTGCTGATTGAGTAGCCCCAGCGCAAACGGGAATTGTGGCATAATTTCCCGTTGAAGTAGCACCCGACAAAGACCAAGGTGAAGCATTGAGGTTGTCGTAACTGGTCAACAAATTGGAAAAAGCTACGGTGTTGCCCACCATGTAGTAATCTTTGGTTTCCTTGGTGGTAACGATGTGGCTGTAAGGGTTGCGGCCCAACACCAACAGCGTGCCTTGATAACCGGGGTAGTTGTAAACATCCGATGAGAAATCATTCCATGACGTAGGCAACGTGGTGTAAACCCGTGTCCACTCTACCAGCCCACCTAGACGATCTTGGAAATCTACGTCATCTGCAAAGTAAACCTGTGGTAAATTGGGGTGTGGGGTGTTGGCGTCAGGCCGACTGTAATATGCCCGCAACTGCATAAAGCGGGTACGGTATACAATGATCTGACTGTTTTGCGGGTATGGGCGGGTTTGCTCAAACGCACGAGTAGGCGTCTCAACCGAGAACGCTGGTTGATCTGCCGCTGTTTTGTAGCCAAAGATGGTAGCCATGTTAGTTTACGGTGGGTGTTAAACTGTTCTTAATTGCCTCAAGCAACTGGTTAGAGGTCGTGATCTCAGCAGCAATTGAACTAGAATCAGGTGTAATGCGTTGTTGCATCCCAGAGCTACCAAAAGATAAGCGATCAGCTACGCTTGTTTCCAATCCTAGGGCACGTTGTTGCTGGTAGGCTGCTTCACCCGGGGCACCTGTTAAAACAGCGTCACGGGCTTGCTGACGAGCTTTGGCAGCTTGTCTAGCCAACCGTTCAGTTTCAGATAGCGGACGTGGGCGACCATTGGCAAAGGTACGACCTGCACCAGCAACCTGCTCACTAAGCGACTGCGACACGTCAATCTGACGCTGCTGCATATTTATTTGAGATGCACGATAGCTTCCTTCAGCTTGTATTTGATTTGCTCTAGCACTAGCTTGTTCAAGTTTTGTACCATACATTTCAGCAACTCTAACTGCTTCTTTTGCAATGTTTAATTGGACTTTTGCTAGTGAAATTGCATTAGCTCCACCAGTTTCTTGAAGGTAATTTATCTTAATAATCCCTTGTTCCTTTGAACTAATATTAAGAGATTCAGCTTCAATAGTATTTTGTGCTGCTTGTAAGGCAATTTGCTTTTGGATTAAATTGTTTTCAGCAGATGCTATTTGTAATTTTGTACCACCATTTGTTTTAATATCCTGAAGCTGTTTTGTCGCTGCGTCTTGTTCGATTTGAGCAATATCAATAATATCAACTTTACGTTGCGACTGGATTTCTTGAATAGCAGTTAAACTGTTTTTATTGGTTTGAAGATTTGCCGTTTCAATTGCATTAGCACGCTTTGCTGCAAAAACTTCAATTTCAGCTTGTTTAACCGCAAGTTCAGATTGTTTAATTTCAGCGGGATTTTTTTGCGCTAAAGCTATTCTATTTCTTTCTTTACGAGCATCTATCAATTTTTGTTCAGCTACGGCAACTGCGGTTAATTGACTGATTTCCTGCAATGAAGAAATGTTTTTTAATGATTCAGCTTTGATTGCAAGAGTAGCATTTTCTTTAACTAATGCACGCTGAGTTAATTCACTAGCATTGGCATATTCAGTTTCTTTTACTTTAGCATCTTCTACTCTTTGTTTTAATTCAGCATAGGTACTTGCATACGCGCTGCTAATTAACATCGCAGTTTGATGATATGCCTTGCCCAAAAATGATGTGCCTTCTAAATCTGCAATATCCTTTTTTGCCGTTTTTACAAATTCAACTGCATCTCTAGCCCTACGTTTAGCAATGGTGGCTTCAGCAGTTAAGCCATATTTGGAAATTGCAGTCTGTTCTGTCGAAGCCAATTGAGCTTCTCCTGTTTTTTCTTCAGAAACAGCTTCAGTTGCTTTCCGTTGAAAATAATTTGGTACAGCTTGAATAAGCGATGTCATTATCGCGCCAGCACCCATGAACAACAAACGTTTGAACATACCACCACCAACCAAGGATGCAACGGAAGTCCCTACTTCTGCTGCGCCTTCACCGCCACGAACTGCACCACCACCACCACTTTGTGCAGCACTTTCCTTGGCTTCTTTTCGGATTAAAGATTGAAGTTGAGATTGTTTTTTAATGATAGCCAATTGCGCTTCTAAATGAGCTTGTGAACCTTGTTCATAAGCCTGTTTTGTCTTAGATAATTCAGTTATTTGCGTAGCTACGCTCTTGATTTTATCAATAGTGCTTAATTGCTTAAACATTTCTTGATTTATAGCTTCGGTAACTTTTTTAGTACCGTTCAAACCACTAAAAGCAGCATCAGTCTTTTGACCAACCTGCTGCATAACCCCTGTCAGCTTTTGGGCCTGAGCTTCTGCCTTGGAGGTATCAAGGGATATTTTAAGGGCGACTTCTTGGGAAAATGACATGGTTGGTTATCCTTTTTTAGACTCTGCCATGATTCGGTTCATTTCTTCAATACATTGTGAACGCATTGAGTCAAAATTACCGTAGTTCTCTTTGCCAGAGGTACGCTTGTCAGCAGCCCGCTGGTATTGAATTAGACGAGGAATTGGGGTATCCCCTAGCAGTTTACCGCTCATGGGGTCAATTGGCCCTAAACTCGACGCAACGGCTACTAGAAGGGGTGCTACGGAATGCACCGTAGGTGGCTTACCCATGTGCTTTTTTTCTTCAGGCGTAGGTTCACCACCTGATGGTAGGTCGATAAACACTCTATCCATAAAGGAAAATATCTCGCTCACGCACTCATCGTACCCGTGTGCGATGACGTACCGAAACACCCGATTACGAAACTTACCCAACCTGTAGGCATTCCTTAATGGTTGGCTGGGGTTGTTTTTCTGGTTCAATTGCCACAAGAAAAACTCAACATCCTTCATCATTGGCGCACTTTGCCATACCACGAATGCGTTGTCCGTACCATCGAGGTACAACAGGTCTTTGGGGGTAATTAGACGAATGTCCTCACCGCATACCTTAAACGTCACATCATCGGCAAACGCATCGGCACGACGCGAGGCTTCTTCTGCTAATGACACACCAATGGATGGTGCGTATTTGGTGTTCCACAAGTATTCGTAAAGCGTCTCTGGCCCAGCAAGAATGGCTGCTTTAAGTTGTTCCTCTGGTGTTGGAGCAGGTGCGGGTGCTGGATTGTCTTCTTGCATGGTTTGTAAATAGAAAAGCCCGCCCGTGCATGACGGTGCGGGCTTTCATGTGCCGTATGTGGTTAGGCGTTAGATTTTCTGCATAGCCTGAATATCGCAGACCCAGAAATCACGAGGACGTTCTGGCATACCGATTTCAGACACAACGTAGGTGATGTTCGTGGTAGCACCGTTGGTGGTACGACGAGTCACAATAAACTCATCAGAGTTATTTGGAACGTTGGTGGTGTTGGTAGCGAATTGGAGCTGACCACGCAGGGTGTTGCGCTCTTGGAACAACACGAAGCCGTTAGGAGCACCGAGTTCAGTCGTGCGACTGGTGGATGCGGTGGGTTCAGTTGGGCTGTATTCGTTGCAGATGAAACTCACACCATTAGCGTTGCCAGTGGTGAAAGTGAGGATGCGCGAGCCATAGCCTACGCCAGTGGTGGATGAGTATGGAAGTGCCATAAAATAAGGTTGGGTTGTTTAACTGTCCAAGTAGTTAGCAGGTGGAATTACTAAATCAATCTGAAAACGTAATTCTGTGCGATCTGTTTCTGTGGCTTCATCGGCACGATAATTATCACCTTGGTCAATGATGTCCAACATACCGTAGCCACCGATGATATTAGCGGTCATTTTCTGTGCTCCACGAGACAAAAGGTAACGCACTCGGCCTACCATAGCCCCATGTTGTGAAGTAACACCCGTGTTAATTTGGCTATGACGTTGAGTAATAACGGTAACGGACAAAGTACCGCGACGGTAATTGTAGTATGCCGTACCCGTGGAGGTAAAATTCATCAAATCATTGGCTCGGATAAACCCACCAGACTGCACTTCTATGCGGTTTTTAGGCATTTGTAAGGGCATTCTAGGCCCAAATGCTGCCAAGGTGGTGCCAGCGGTATCTTGAGTTAAAACAGTCACAAAACCAGCAGCAATGTTGTCACCGATGTTTTCAGATTGGCTGGCAGTTGGGGCACTCATTTGAATTGTAAATAGGGATAGGCTTGCTGGAGCTTCTTGAAATCCTTGTTCAGCAGCAAACCAAAAGTTGCGGCTTGGTATGCTATGCGTTGATTAACCACTTCGTTCAAAGCCACATCAATTCGTGATTCGCGTATGCGCGGGTATCGGTTGATTAACGTAAGGCTAAAATTGCCGTTAGATTTAGCTTTGATGGAATAACCGTTTAGGTGGTACTTACCATCAGACGCTCGTGCGCTTCGTATTTTGGATAAATCCTCAGTGGTAAAGCTGCCGCCGCCACCACCTGCTGACTCAATGCTTGTACCGAGGGAATCGGAGATTTGCAGGATGGATTGCCGAGCTAAACCAATGGCACCTTGAGCTGCTTTGATAATACCGGGCAAGATGCTGCCGTATTCGTTAGCGTGTTTGTTAATGGTATTCCACGTCCTTGTTTTGTAATGCTTGTTGTCAGGCGTAAAGGCACCCGCATCATTCACATTGCCCACAATCTGGAATTTGCCGTTGCTGGTTTTACGCCAAATACGACCAACCTGACCACCTTTACGTCCGGTGTTAGCAGTCATGCCAAATGCCGTTAGCGTGGACATACGGGCTTGTCTGGTAGCTCGGCTACGACTGCCCAACAAAACCTTAGCAGGGTTAGCAATTGGCGTGTGTGCCATCCATTGCTTGCAAATGATGGATGCCTCGCCCATCGCCCAGTTTTCAAAAGTGCTGCCTGCGCTAGTAGCAATAGCGTTACCAATAGCGGAAAATTTGCTTAACTCGGCAGGTTCAAAAGGCATCAGAGGTCGCTTGGACGGCAAGTGAAGATGTAATGCGCCAAATCAGTGTTCACAGCCTGTACAACCCACTGACCTTGCTGTGGCCCACCATCAACCTGAAGGATTTCACGAATGTATTTTAATGGGTCGTTGGCAAATTGAATACGAGGAGCGTAAATCACAATTTCATTTTCGGATTCATACCCCGGCTCCCTCAAATGCATCATGGATGCCGTGGATTGCACGACACCCGTGTAGTTCTCGTTCGTTAAACGGAATGGTATGGGCATCCCGGTTGTGGATACCTCTAAGAACGCTTCATTAACTTCTTTTTCAAATCCGTCCATAGAGGCACATTCCTACAACTGTAAAAGCAGGTCAATCCTGCTTTTCAGCGGCTAACTTGGGGGCTAGACGACGGTTAATGAATTTCATCATACCCTGACTAGGCTTGTTTTTGTCACCGTAGTAGCGTTGGTGGCAATGCAAGTAGTGGGTTTCGGATAACAGCGTGTTAAGGAAAAACACATCCATGTCGTCGTGATAACGTACCAAAATGGCATCCAATTTCTCAAGTTTGTTATGAGCTTGGAAGGATGCGATAAGGTCGCGCTCATTCCCGCCAGAGTCCAATTTGAGGATTTGTGCGTCTGGCAGTTCTGGCACGTCGTTGGGTGTGACTTCTTTTTCATAAGCCACAAGTTTTTGGTCTTCGTTATCCTTCGCAATGCTCTTTAACGTGTCTTCAAGGTATTTTACCACCGTTGAATCGCCATCGTAGCAATGCACGGAAGCCCCTTTCCATCGCTTTACAGCCCATCTTGGGAAGGCACCCACACCAGCACCTATGTCGATGATGGAAAGTGGCTGATTTGGCCCGTAATTGAACAGTGGCACGTCGTAGGAGCCGTTGAGCACGTCACCATCATGCAAATCGTCGATTGGGTAGTCTTTCGGCCACAAACGGACAAAACGCTCACGATGCCCACCCATTAGCCCCGGGATGCGTGGGCCTGAAGCCATAAAAGTACGGATATGGTCATGGGGCATACCGTAACGCTGTGCCATCATGTCCACCATCTCGTCATCGCTAATGGTAAATTGCAGAGGGTACACGATCTTGCCCACATGACGTAATTGGCAACGGGTGTCTGCGTAAATCTCGCCACCATCCTCAAGCACTCGGTTACAGAATGCCCAATCCTCGGACAAGTAAGTGCCATCTACGGCACGCATGGGGAAGAAATCGTACCGGATGCTGGTTTGGTCAGGGTCGCCACGATAAACCATTTCAGGGTGCTTAGAAATCATGTCCTCAAGGGCTTTGCGCGTGATGAGCAACGCACCCGTACCAGCGTGTTTGATTTTAAGGTAGCCATTTTCATCTACCTTTTCACCGGGGATGTAATTCACCACCCAATCCAACGATGGCTGTTTCTTGGGATACAACCCGCACACGATGTCCTTGTTGGCATTCAGCAACCGTTGGAACTGCCGTGGCTCAATGATAATGTCTGAATCAAGGAAGAACAAATGCGTGCAATCAGTCTGAAGGAATGAGTACGCGAGGTTGTTACGGGCACGAGCAACACCATCGTTCATCATGTAGCGAACCTGCGTCTCGCATTTGCACGAGGACGCAATGATGCGAATAGATTCAGAAGTGTGCAGCTCCAATTTCCAATCTGAGGTAGCAACGGCAATAAATACCTTGGGAAGTTTTGGCACCTCAACCAATGCGGTTTCGGATGGAGCTGGGAAAGTGAGTTCAGGAGGATTAGTTGACATAAAATTATTTAGCGTAGGTTGCAGAGTAACGAGCGATTTCACCGGGGATGATTTCCATGTGTTGAAGTTCACCATTCATTCGGAACATCCCAAATTCAGCGGTAAGGTTGTCCTCAATGTGGAAACCACCTTTCTCCAACGATGCTGCTACCAGACTCTCAGGATGAAATGAGCAACCAGCAGAAAGCAAAGCAGGGACATTCTCGTAGGTTTCAAAATAAGCCTTGGCTGCTTTGACACCTAGCACAGCAAAACGGTCATTAACCCCACCGTAGGTGCCCCACCAAGGAGTGTATGCGTCATCCTCATACACGGGTACATCAAATTTGAACTTGTGGAAATGCAGATCAGGACGGCAGCGAATCACCGTATCAAATGCTTCCAAGTCTCCCGTGCGTTCGTTGGTAAACTTCCATGCACGACTAAGGTGCCACAGTTGGCGCATGATGCCTTGCAAGGGTGATACCCCCGGCGTCTTTGTCGGAGTAATGCTGTACGGTGCGTGCTCTGTGAACGATTTGTCAGGCAACGTCAGTTCAGGTGGCGTAACTTTCTCAATGTGTACGTTAGCCCAATCTTTCTTCAACAATTCTGCTGACTCGGCTTGTTCGTCATCGGCGCATGACACAAAGAAATGCGGATTATCGAACTTTCGATACACTGCCCATTTTTGCGATGGGTAGCAGCGTGCAAATGTACGCATTTGGCCTGACAGGATGATAGCGGTGTTACTCATGGTTGTTTTGTGTGTGGCTGGAAAATCTTACGATCAGAATTGTTTGGGATATAAAAGGTCAGGTTGTAATCGGCAAAATATTGACCGGGCTTCAAAACACCCTGTGTGCAAATCCAATCCCAAAAGGTCGCTTTTTTACGAAGTATCAGCAGCAAGGCATCTTTTTGTTCAAAATTAACGTAGAAGAATCGCCCGTGGTAATCACGCAGGTACAACCAATCATTGCCTGACTGCACCCAATCAAAACCTTCAGGTGCTTTGCGTAGGCTAGTGTAAATACCCCAGCCTAAAGCAGAGTAATTCAAATATGGAGGGGTGTCGGTCATGTGCGTTTTAAAATACGGCTAAGACCAAGCAAGCCGTTGTTGTTGTCCCAATGACGCATCACCTGCCATTGGTCGTTGTTGGCAAGAAACTCGTAAATCGCACGAGTAATACCCGTCTGACCATTCTCACCATTGTCACCAAAAATAACGGTATCGTGCAAAAAGATAAAGTGATCTACCCTGTGAGCAAATTTCAATTCAGCCCGCACTTGGTCAGCCGTGTGCAGGGTGTCGATAAACAACAAGTCGCAGATTGGAATGTCCTCAAGCGTTTTGGTGTCAGCTTTGGTGAACTTCCAAGTGGTACGCAGGTTCTCAGGTGGGGTGTACGGTGTATCGTTAATGTCAAAGCTGTGTAGAATGCCTCCCCCGTTCGATTCTAGGCCATGTAACAGGGCAACCGTACTGTTACCAGTCCTAGTGCCAAATTCCACGATAGAACCGCACAGATAGGCATAGCCTGACAATGTGCTGAGGTGTTCGTTGATGTCTTTGTGCGTACCGTTACGACAAGCCATACGTTCTTGGTAATCTTTTTCTAGGTCTTGGTTCATAGAATTATTTCCACTTAGGAGGACGACCACCCAACAGTCCGTTTCTACGGGCTGCTGCTGTTTTGGCGCGTGATTTCACACTGCCAGCTTTGGCAAAGCGTGATGGCACAGTTTTCTTCTTTTTCATGCGGGATAAATAACCGATGAATAACCCAACAACTACCTGCAAGCATAAACCCAACAAAAGCAAAAACCCCACCCGAATTAACGGATGGGGTTCTTACTATTAAAACAGACCTAAGGGAAATTAGGCTTGGGTGTATTGTTTCTGGCTGAAACCAACAACGCTAACGGGGAACGAAGGCGAGTTCGTGCCACCGATAACACGGTCAATGCGGCCATAACGGTAAACTTCGCGGGTGTCCACAGAGACAACTTGCGAGGTAGCACCCGTGATCTGCGTGAAGGCAACATTGGCATTGCTCCAATTGGAGTTGTCCGACGATTGCTTGAACACGAGGTCAAGGGTGGGGCTGGTGCCAGCCGTAGCGTTGCCAGCGTCCACACGAAACAGCACGTTACCGATATAACCGTTCATATCGTATGGCGTGCCGTTGGCGGTTGCGGCAACCGCTGCCACAGGGAGGGCAGCGATTGGAGTGACGTAATTAGGGAGATCGTAGATCATGGTAATTTATTCCTTTAATTAAGGGTTGATAGGTTCGGATTACTGAGCAGCCGAATCCGTGGAAACACAGAACGAAGGCCAGTGACGGACACCGAAATCGGTGAACAGGTTGACGGTAACGACAACTTGGTTGTTCGCCGCTTGGGTGTATGGGTCAACGACGACATCGTAACCAGCCCAGTCGAAGAACATAGCCTGACCCCACGCACCGAAGATCGCTTTGTTGGCGTTGCTGCCAGTGGTAGCGATTTGGTTCGTGATGTTCACGGGATAACCGTTGGTCATGTTGTCATCACCCGAGAGGAACACAGGGTAATTCGGGACTTTGACGGTGGTCTTCCACTTGGCGCGAACCGTGGGGTTCGTGAGCCATTGCATCGTGCCGAGGTCAGCGTTCGCAGACTGAATCTGCTGTTCAAACTTAACGACGTTCGCCCAAGTAGGAGCGGTGCCGAAAGTGACGCTGGTGATGTTGTTGCCGCCGCCCGTAGAATCGGTGGTAGGCCCATTGAGGATGCCCATAGGCTGCGAACCACCCGTGCCTTGGATACCAGCCAAATCTTTAGCGATAGCGATAATGCGAACATGGTCGTCACGCACAAGGGCTTCCGCATCGAGGGAGGACTGGGCCAGCAATTGCTTGCTGTAAGCCGTGCGAGCAGCAAGACGGCGAGGAGTAGCCGCGAGCTGTGCAAACGACTGCTTGGTGTCGGTAACAGCGTCACCTTCAGCCAGCCAGTAAGCGGTAGCCGCACCGGACTGACGTGGGATGGCGATGTTGCCAACCAGACCGCTCATCGTACCAACGCCGAGTTGGGTGAGGAGGGTGCGGTTACGAAGCAGCTCGATGAAGGAACCACCAAGGAAGTCCGTCGCAACAAGAGCACCCGCTTGGGAGAAGTTGTTGGTTTGGAGCTGACGTTGGAGGTTTTGACCGTAACGGCTGTTGGCGAGGCTAGGCGAAACGCGAAGCATCGCTGCCGTCATCTCAGGGTCAGCGTATTCAGCCATATCATGCGGCATGATGAAACCGCCAGCATGGGCTTCACGACGGTATTGCTTAGAAGCAGCGTCGGAGGCTTCTTTTTCCAGACCATCAAGAGGACGGTTTTGGGAGAGAAGGTTGATAGCGCGGGTCAGGCTGTACCGACGCTTTTCTTTCTTGTTCATGCCAATGACAGCGGGCTGGCTGACAGCGGTAGCCTTAAGGTGATCTTCCACGACGAATTTGCGGAAGCTATCGAGGGATTCGCCATTCACGATGGCGTCCATAACACGCTCGGAGGAGACTTTGAAGTTCTCACCGATAGCGCGGATATTGGCAACTTCATCCTTGCGGGTGACGTTGGCGTTGGAGGGAGCAGGAGCACGCTCGGCAACCGTAACGGCTGGAGCAGCAGGAGTATTTTCAGCGGACATATTAGTTTTTGGTTTCTCTAAAGGTTGTGGTTGGGAACGACCCACGCCAACGGAAGCGTCGGCTGGGATGCTGACGAGGCTAATTTCATACGGTTCCCACGAGTCCACACGGTAGCTGTCCCCAGCATCGGTGTTTTTCTCCGCGAGTACCATATTCTTCACACGGTAGCCTACGCTGACCAAGCTACGGATACCGTCTTGCACGTCCTGAAAGATGTCTAAGCCATGCTTGGAGCGGTTCTTTGAGAACCGGACAACCGCACGAGCTTTGCCGCCTTTGATTTGGCAGCTTTCCACGACGCCGATCTGGTCTTCAGGGTCGTGGTTAAGGAGGAGAGGAGCTTGTTGACGAAGACGCGAGAGGTCGCACGCCTTATCGGTACACTCCAAAATTTCATTACCAAAGAAGCGTTCAACCGGAGCTTCAGAAGCAAACGATAGCTCAACGGTACGTTTGTCGGCATCCATCGACCCACGTTCAACATTGAACTCGCGGGACATGGCTTTTAAGCGACTGTCGCTTAGATCAATTGGTTTTTTATCCATATAGGGTAATTTGTTAAGTATTGTTTCCGTATTTTTTGATACACGGTCAAGATAGATTATATAGGCTTACTTGTCTTCCTCTTTGGTTTTCTTTGTAGAGGCTTTGTCTTCACCGGGTCTTGGCGAGGGGAAGTTAGGATTAGGGTCAGGCAGAATAACGCCCGCTTGGTCAGCGAGCTTTTGCTCCATAGCTTGTTCCTGCATGATGTCTTCAAACGTCTCTTGGCTGGTTTCTTCAACCACAGAGGTACGAGACTTGATACGATTGTTGATAGCTTCGACAGAAGCAGCGACATCCTTTTGTGGGTCAACCCACGACCAACGACGGGGACGGAACTTGTGGTTCTTGAATTTGGCGAGCTTGGTAAATGGGAGGGCTTTACCAGTGTAGGGGTCTTTGATGGTTCCATTGAGTAATCCAATTTCCAGCCATTTTAAGAACACGGGGGCTTCAAATTTATCAATCCACCACGTTTGTAGGGCTTTGAAGTGTTCACGATCTTCAAGCAAACCAGCACGAATAGAACTGAAGTTTACTTCAGTGAGATCGTTGGCGATGGCGTAGTAACTCATGTCCAGACCTGCGCCAATTCGACGTAGGCGGGTTTTGACGAACTCACCATACTGTTCATGCGGGTAGGCTGGGTCGTAGGTCTTAAAGTCCAAGCCGGGAGTTTGGCTCAAATCTTCAATCAAGCCCGGTTCGGCATCCATGCTTTTGTCGCCTTCGTTGATTTCCTGACCTTCGTAAGCTGGGCCGGGGTCGTTGTAGGCACGAGTGATAAAACCCATCTTAGCTGCACCAGTACGGGCTGCAACAATAGCTGCTTCATCATAACCATCGAGCATCTTCAAGTCTCGCATGATACCGCACAGCCAAGTTGTATCACGAACTTGTGTGATACGGGTACGACGGAAAGGATGAAGGAAGCCAGAGGCATCCATGCGTTCAGACCAGTAACCCTCTGCGTGCCACCATTGTTGATCGCCGGGGTATTCTTTGAGGATGTAGTAAGCCGTGGATTTGAAGTAACGATCTACCTCGACGCCCATACGCACTTGCACATCGACCTGACCACCGGGCTGACGAGTTAGTTCGTTACGGTAGTCATCAATGATGTCGCCTTCAAATAGCTGAAGGGCAAAACCGAATTTGTTAATGTTTGGGTCAACAACCCACTTCACAAGAGTATCACCGTCACGAGCAGTAGAACGTAGCGCAAGACGACCACCTTCGTTGAGCGTCATGTCACCCGTAACAAACGGGTTCTTCTTCCACTCCATGTAAGCGTTTTCAATTACCTTTGCGTCGTTGGAATCCACTTGGAACTCCAATTTCTTCAAGGCATTCATGCGCCATTCACCAGCCAAGGAATTGAAAATTATACCGTGGTGGTCGTAAATGTTGTCTTCCAGCCGAGAGAGGAATCGGCGGGTGTAGGGTTCATTTCTTTCCAGCTCACGGGCACGACCTCGTAAGGTGCGTAGGCGTGTCTTTAATTCTGCGTCACCAGTGGTGAGGGGTGCTAAGAAGTCTTCAGTAAGACGGTTCCATTCAGCACCAGCATAAGAGCGTTTACCGATGATCTTGTGCATCGGTTTTTGTTGTCCGCTAAAAGCATTTTTACCTGCTTTCAGTCCAGCCGTAATACGCTGAAGAAAAGGAATGTTGGAAGCCATAGTTCAGGAGGTTACTGCCACGGTACACGCTGCTGCCAAGGGTAGGCACGGATGTTGAGCGGACGAAAACGGATACCAATTTTGTTGGAGCCACCAAGACCTGCATTAAGCCGAGCCTTAGCTTCTTCACGACGAACTTCAGATGCGAAGCGTTCACGCATTTTCCAAAGTTCAGAGAGATTTGCCAGAGTGTAAGCCTGACCGTTTACTTGTGCAGTGGTGACACTCTTGGAGGTAAGTTTTGCAATGGTCGTTTCAATCTCGACCAACATCTTGCTGGCAAACGAGCGAGGGTCTGAACCATTAGGAGTTGCTGCAAGGTTGGCTGTAACCTCTAGCTGTTGAAAGAAAGTATGAATCTGAAACTGTTGAGTGCCGCTCGTGACATACGCCCCGATGGAATATAATGCAGGTTCCCATGTAGCAGTGGTAGCAGTTGTAAGCGTAACCTGAAATAACACGTCACTAGCCGATGCTTGCACAGCATCAAACTTGTAAATGTTTTTTGTAGAACGGATGACATAATGCAGCGTCCAGATGGTTGCTGGATAGTCGTCAATCTGTCGAATCCACGAGACATTATCGCCTGCTGCAATCGTCTGTGGTTCGCGTAATAGAGTTGGGATTGTTGCGCTCAAGGTGGTATTTCACTGCATATTCTGTAATCTTATGGGGAAATCAAGATAGATTACATACGCCAACGACCAACAAATCCACCTCGCCCTATTCTGCGGGTTGCTCGTGCCTGTTGGCTGCGTGCAACTGCTGGTGAGTCTAGCTTGGGTTGGTCGGGTGTCTGAACAGGTTGCTGCAATGGCTCAATAGGGTGGTTTCCTTCGTTTTTAAGCTGTTTTACTTCCTCAACCGTATGTTTGGGCGGGACGTACTCACGAGGCACCTGTTTCTTTAAGTTATCAGCCAAACGCTGCCATGCGATAGGAAACAAGCTATGCACCGCTGCAACTGCGTACACGTTCAAGTCCAATGCTTCGTTGCGTACACTGTTGTTCTCCTTTTCAAAAATGTAGTACGGCTGACCGTAGCTATACTTCAGAAACCGTTTCTCAGATGCGAACTGTGCAAAGTAATCGGCATCGTAGCCGTATTCAGGTGATGCAAAGTGCATTGAGCGTGCCCCCGGTGTTGGCAATGCGATGCGGTCATGCAACGTCGATTTGGTAACAGTAACACCAACATTCCAATGCGGTATGCGTGCTCGGTTGTTGCGGCTGGGCTTTGCTGGCAAGATGGGCGGGATATTTGTACCAACACGATTGATACCCTTGCACGGATACACACCACGACCAATGCGAGGAGCGCAGAATGATAGCACCCGCTTGTCTTTGTACCCCATGTCAATGAAGGCACGTTGTATCTTAAGCGGTACACCATCCTCACGGGTGAAGTCTTCCAGCAACAGTAAATCTAATCGGTTCCAAACATCGTCTAATTCAGTGTCGCCATCGAGTACGACACGTTTGATGCCCCACGATTCCTCGTCTTTGCCAAAGCCTTTAACTTCGCACTCGATGCGGTTTCTTTGTACGTCTGCTGCTGCCACAAGCGTAAGCACTCCTTCTGGAATTGTGTAGGGTGTGTATTCTTCTCCACGGTCTTCCAGTGATTTAGCGTCAATTTTGGTAGCATCTTCTTCAAAAGTTTCTGCAAGGAAGGTGTTTATCCAAACCCGCATGGTTTGACCACCACCATCTTTGGCTTTCAAGAACTCCATCGCAAACTCATGTAAGCGGTTCTTGTACCCCTTGTGCTGCCTGAACAGCGTGTTCATGCCGTTCAGCCAATACCCACGCACACCATTGAACGGACGTGTAGCCACCCAACGTCCTTTCTTAATCATGCCAATGCGGTCAGCGTCGTTCAGGTGCGCTTTGCAAGCTGGGCACTCCAGATACGCATTGATTGGCTCATTCTCAGGCCATTTCACCTGACTCCACAACAACGTGTGCTCAAATGCACACTTAGGGCATTTGACCATCCAATGCCGTTTATCAGAGTTGTCGTATAGTTTCTCGATCTTGCTGATGCCTTTCACCGTAGGCGTGCTGGTTTTCACCTTTACCGCATTTGGGAAACTCTCAGCACGCTTGTCAGCCAACGCACAAGGGTCGCCTTCGCTACCTGCACTTGCTGGGTAACGGTCAATCTCGTCTTGCATCACAACACGTCTAGGACGCCCTGCAAGGCCAGCAGGAGCGTTTGCCCCTGTCATGGCTAGGCTTCCACCGGGGAACTGCTTAAAAGCGGTTGTATTGCCGCTATTGCGGCTTCTGGCATCCTTCACCAGCTTCCGCAACACAGGCGTATCACGAATCATCGGAGCAATACGTTCTTTGCTGTATGCCTCATACAACTCAACCGTAGGCTGCACCAACAACATAGGTGATGGGTCAGCGTGCGTAAAAAAACCAATAAGACAGTTAAGTGTTTCACTCTTACCAGTTTGCGCTGCAAGCATCATCACCGTCTCGGATACATCAGGCTCCAACGGTGCATCCATCAGTTCCTTCTGGTACGGCAAGCACTTGAACTTGCCAGACTCCGCTGCCGCATCACGCGACAACACACGGTACTGGTTAGCCCACTCGCTCGGTCTCTGTTTCGGTAATGGCGGGATAGCATCAAAGATCGCCCGCCACAACCGCTCAACTGGCGGGAGTTGGGGTTTCGGTAATTGGGTCTTCTTCGTCATCCGTAAATTCTGCGTCTTTGATGTCCTCCATGCGTATGTTGCCTAGCGCATGAATCTCCTCAAGTAGCTTTGATTTGTCATCCACGCTCAACGGCGAGTTCACGATCTTCTGCCGTATTGCCACTGCTGCTTTCTGCACAGCCGTAATCACCAAGTCCAACGGCAGCAAGTTGCCTTTGCGCTCCTCATTCTTTAGCCGTGCGTTCTCCGCTTGTTCACGAGCCAAGTTTGCACGCTCGTCGCTCAGGTTGAATGACCCCGCCGCCGCCTGCTCACGCTTAATCATCCAGCGTATCACCTCCGCTGTGTTGTATTCATTTGATTTCCCGTTCTCCGCTATCTTGAAGGGCAAACCTTCCCCTTGCCAAATCACAATGGATTTTGGCCCTACGCCCAAGATACCCGAAAGTTCGGATTTACCCACGATTTTACCGCCTGTTGGCCTCATAAGTTCGCATGATTTGCTGGATTTACCTGTTATGGCATATAGGAAACTTTATGGCTAGCTTTAAGTTGGGCCTC